GTCTACGCCCTCTACAGCAACACCACGGGCAGCTACAACAGCGCACAGGGATTCTACGCCCTCTACTCCAACACCACGGGCAGCAACAACAGCGCGCAGGGGGTCTCGGCCCTCTACTCCAACACCACGGGCTCCGGCAACAGCGCACAGGGAGTCCAAGCAGGCCACACCGCGACAGCAGCAAACGCCAATACGACTGGCTCAAACAATAGCTGGTTTGGCTACAACTCCGGTCCAGGATCACCGACTCAGTACAACTACCAGTCAGTGATCGGCGCGGCGGCAACGGGCACGTGCAGTAATTGCATCGTACTCGGGCGTGCCGGGGGGCTTGACACGGTATATGCCGGAGACGCGGGGGTAGATCCGATGGTGGTTCTGGCACTGGCGACACCTCCAGTGCTCACAACCAATCTGAAGACCTGCACGGCAACCACCGGGACTCCGTGGCGCGCATCGGTGACGGACGCGGTTGCTCCGGCTCTCGGGGTGGCGCTTACTGGCGGCGGCGGGGTTTTCGCCAACGTGCATTGCAGTCTGACTACCGGCACGTATATCGTGGACGGGCTATAAAGGAGACGAAATGAAGACGATTATTGCAACTCTGATACTTTCAATGGCTGGTTTTGCTGCAACGGTAACGAGCATCACATGCAGCGGACAGACGGCCACAGTGAACGCAACGGCGCATGGGCTGATCGCCTCTCAAGGATTTAGCCTCAGCGGCACGGCAGCCACCTTCAACAGCTCGGCGTCATCCGTTAGCGCTAACAGTTTCACCTTCGTGTTGCCTGCTGGCACAGCTTGCAGCGGCTTCACTTCGGGCTACACGGCAGTCGTGGCAGCCAAGCAAATCATCGACATCGCGGCCACGCCTAACCCGCTTGCCCTTGGCGGTCCCACGGTGACTTTGACCTACCTGGGCTGGTACACCACCGTTTACCCTAGGGAATTGTGTACTTCTGCTGGTGTGCCAATTCCTCCACTGACGACATGTCCGGTAAGTCAATATACATTGATCAGTCCAGCGGAACAGGCTGCGTTGTGGGCTGGCACGACGGTGGAACTGCAAAATCAAGTCACCTATCCTGCTGCCACTTCCGCGTCTACGGTGAGCGGCGGGGCAATCACCCAGTACAACGCGATGCAAGCGGGATTCGCGGGGTATTTGCTGGCCGGTGGGTACTACTGGAACGGCACGGCGTGGATACATAACTAGGCAACGTATTTTATTCTTGAACTACGTGAAAAATACCACATGCGACCCTTACTCATCTTCGCTCTCGCCGCCGCCCTCCCGGCCCAACTCACCACGCCACCGCAGATCACAGCCACGGTCACCAGCAGCGCCCCCGGCCATCCGGTGAGCGCGAAGTCGATCCCGACGATCCCAGTGCGGCCGGCAACGGTGCTGACAGCGGCATCGTGCGCCTGGGCAGCGGACGGGCTCGCGGACGTGGGGGATGTGATCGCCTGCACCGTATCGTTCAACCAAAAAGTCAGAGGCGACACGGTCGTCACGCTGACCTACGGAGACCCGGCATGGTCTGGGCCTGCCAGTGTGACGGTCGCGAACGCCACCGTGTCGGCAACATTCACAATCACGGCGGTTTCCCCGTCAGCATCTCCCGTGGCAATGGAGGTGTTGCCGGTGAGCATCTGGGCGGATGGACAATCGGCACAGCACTTCGTTGCGTTAACGCGACCCTGCTGCGCGCGGGAGGACCTATGCGGGTTGCCGGTGGAGCAGGTTTCGCAGGAGCCGTGCTTGCCGTGACTCGTAGCAGCACTTTGGTCCCTCGATTCCGCCGCGAGCGTCGGATGCTCGCATGGCGTGCGGCGCGGGCCAAGCGACACGCCGAAACCGTGCGGTTTAGCGACCGCAAGCGCTTCGACCAGCAGCCTGAGTTCTGGAGTCCGCCACCGAGGTCTGGCGTGGGGTGCGCTACGGCGGCGATGGCTGAGCAATTTGGGGCTTGACGCGGTGTTTCATCCGTGATACATTGGCCCTAGATGCGACTTGGCAAACTCTTGCTGGCATATCGCTCCTCGGAGAATTTGAGCACGCGGTCCCTCTCGCAGATTATTGGAATCGGTTTCGCAACGCTACACCGAATCGAAAACGGCAAGACGTGCGATCTCAAATCGTGGCGCAAGATTCAGGACTGGCTGTTAGGGAGAATATGAGAACCTTTGAGGTAACCAGGAAGCGATCTTTGCTGGCAGTGAAGCTGGCGATATGTCTACTAACGATTGGCTTACTTGGATCAGCGGGTTGGGCAGTATCGTTGGCCTGGGAGTACTATCGATGAGCGACTTTGAGAAGATCGCCTGCGAGATGCTCGACGTAGAGGATTTCACGGAGATTCCTACCCAGACATACGCTGCACTTCAGCGGATTCAGGATTTGGTCGAGAAAGTTGGCGGACGATTGCGTAGCAGGCAGACCATTGCGCTGGCAATCGCGTTAACGGAGAGAGTGACAACCTGCCCCGCAACCGGGGCGCAACCGAAGGAGAAACGATGATAGTGGTTTTAACGGATGAGCAAATAGCCCGCTATCAAGCGGCGCTTGTGGGCGGTGGCAATATCGTCCCCGCCGACGTGGTAACCCAAATGGTCCAGATCGGCGTGCAGGCCGTTCAGGATCGCATTGACTTCGACAACCAACAGGCGATCCGCTCGTACCTGGGCGGCAAGAATGACGACGGTACCGACTTCGTGGGCGCGTGGCCGTTCTGGCTGGCGCGCTACCAGAACGCGCCGCCGTCGCAGCAGCCCGCCATCTTGGCCCAGGAGCCTCAGCCACCGATGCAGGAAGTCATCGACCTGACCGGCGCTTGGCCCGTGGGCGTCCTCAGCAACACGGCGCTGTGTCCCAAACCGCAGATGCCGACCGCGCCCACGGGGATCTTCATCGGCGCGCAGCTCAGCGTGCCCGGCTGGTACGCCACAGTGCAAGGCGAATCCAGCCCCTACGGTACGCTGGTGAACTTCGGCGGTAAGGTGCTTCAGCACCTGAACTTCGGGGCATTCGGAAGCGGCTGGTGGGCGCCAGCGCCTGCCGGTACGTCGCTCACGGGCCTGCCGGTGGCTACAGCCGCCCCGCCGATCCCCACGGGGGGTGCGCAATGAAGACCGCCCTCTGCGTCCTGCTGGTGGCCGCGCTGGCTCTGTGCGGCTGCACCACGTCCACAAAGCCGGTGACGCCGCCCGCGCCGGCCATAGCGCCACAACTGCAAGTGCTTCAGGCCGCCAACGTCGCAGCGGCGGGGGGCAATTTATCGGCTCACGTCCTCGTGACTTTGTGCGTGCCTCCTGCTGGGCAGGCCGCCGCGATGGACCTCGTAACCTGCAACAAGGTGAGCACGGCGCTGAAGGCCATCAAGACGTTTGTGGATACCGTAACCATCGAGGCCAATAAGGTGCAGTCCGCGGTGACGGCCGGGACGCCCGCTGCGTATCCTTGGTCGGTGGCGCGGATTAACATCGCCGCCGCTGCGATCAAGATCACCACGATGGCAGCGGTAAGCGATCCGATCTTGCAAGCCGACATCAACGCCCTGACGGATCAGGTTGCCAAAATTCTGGGGGTGCAATAATGTTGACTCCCGCAATTCTCGCAATCATCCAGGGCATCCTCGCATGTATTCCGGCCGGCGAAGGACTGGTGGCCGCCCTGGTCGGACTCAAGGTTGCCAATCCCAACATGACCCAGGATGACATCAACAATCTCATGCAGCAGATCACGGCCACTATCGCACTGGCAGGCGCCGATGAACTGGCGACGTTGGCTTTGATACCGGCGGCGCCGGTGAAGGGGGCGTAAATGATTCACGCACGGGAGGATTACAACGACCGCTTTCAGGACGCCGCCGGAATGGTCCCCGAGAATGAGCCGGTTTTCCTGATCCGCGCTCAGGATCAGGTCGGACACCATGCTGTGCGGGTATGGGCGCATCTTCACCGCTTATCCGGAGGATCTGACGTGGCCTATACGATGGCAATGAGGCACGCCGATCTGATGGAGCAGTGGCCGATCAAAAAGGCGGCGGATGTGCCCCAAGCAAAGGCGAAGGCGTAACGCCATGAAGTCAAGCTCTTGGGTAATCCTCGAATGCCTGGTTGTGCTGGCCATTCTGGGTGTGCTCTCGTTTTTCACAGAGCCAAAGTACGGAATCGGTGTCGGTATGGTGCTGACTGCCATCATTGCCGTCCTCAACAACACGGTGGGAACGGTGTCCGGGGGCAAGATGCCAGAGCAGGCCGGTGATGCCAAACCTGGCCAATCGTCCACGGTGAAGATCGAGAGCACCGTGTCCGCGCCGAACACAGACGCGCCGTCCGCAATCGCAGCGGCGAACGCCCCGCCGAAGAGGGGATGGTAAGCCATGGAAGGCCGCAGAGTATACATGAGGAACGCCGAGATCGCCAAGAAGCTCGATTGGCTCGCAGCGGAACTCCGGGCCAAGGGCGACCCCGCCGAGGCCCAGGGACTCAAGGAAGTTCAGGAGCGCCTGGAACGTGCGCGCAACGAAGTGGCCAGGCTGGAGCAGGCACAGGATCGGATGCAAGCCGAGGGGCACGGGGTGCTGTGCCAATGCTACTGGTGTCGCCAGAGACACGAACCGAGGCTTGACCCCCGCATGACGGGAAAAGGGATGAAGTTCGAGGACGGCAGGCCGGCATGACCCTCCCCGCCCTCATCGCCCGCATCATCGCCACCCTGGAGCGCTTGGCCGCTTCGCCCTACGCCTCGGGGATTGAGACGGCGCTGCGGAGGGAGCGATGGCGGATAACCTCGCTGCCATCGAAGCCCTTCAGGCCGCGTGCATAGACGTGGCGCTTCGCAAGGCGCAGGATGAATACTGCGCCGGACACTCCAACCCCCTGGCAGATGTCATGCGCGCCGCGGCCAATTCGCCAGCCCCACTTTCCCCTTGCAATCCTCCCCGGCCCGGTGGCGCCCAAAACCGCTTTGTGGTACGATTGAATCGTCCGTGACCCTATGCATCCGGCCGCGCTTCTGGGCCTCAGCAACCCCGAAAAAAAGCGCGGCCATCTTTTTCTGGTATGATGGAAGTGCTGATGTATAGGCTATCTCCAGTTCGGAGAGGGTTGGTTCACGGCACTCCTTCACCCAACAAAACAACGGGCCGTTGCTTCACAGAGTTACGGAAAAAGGCACCGATGAAGTCGCCGGCGGGCGAAAACCGGGCAACGGTCTGCTATGTCGATGCAGAAACCTCGGCTACGTCCCGGTCCATGTCGCTTGCATACTAAGCTCGCGGGAGACTTCAAGAACTCTTAGGCCTACACATAAGAAAGCAGTGCAAAGCCTCTCGCAACCAAGAGCGACAAGGGAAGCCGAGTTGTGCCCTTCTATGCTCATCTTTCCACCCATCTTTACATCATTAATGAAAAATAATGTTTATCCCATTGACTTAGTGCCACAAAACGGTTAGAGTCAATTATGCCCAGAAAGAAAAAGAACCCGCACGCGGTAGCGCTTGGGCGCACCGGCGGCCGCCCGGAGGGTCCGAAATTGCGCTGCTGGTGCGGGTGCCTGTATACGCCGAAGCAACTACGCACCCACGTGGCGCACTGCCCGAATCGTCCGCCGCAATCCGTTGTAGGACTACTGGATCGCGCAGAACAGGAGTTGGACCGTGGAGAATAACGCTGTCGAACCCGTGGTGCTGACCACCACACTATACAGCCTGCGCAAACATCACGCTTGCGAGTCGCGCTACGACCATCTGGCGAGCGCGCTCGGGCCAGACTACGGCGACAAGACGATCAACCTGCTGGCGATACTAGAGCACAACGGCGTGGATGATTGCCTGTGGGCGCTCTGCGCTACGGACCAAAACTGCGATAAGGTCGCGCGGCTGATGGCGGCGGATTTCGCTGAGGCGGTGCTGCCACTGTATGAGGGCCAGTATCCCGGCAACACCCGACCGAGAGCAGCGATACAGGCCGCGCGAGATTACGCGCACGGACGGATAGGGGACGCCACCAGGGACGCCGCCAGCGCCGCCGCCAGGGCCGCCGCCGCCAGGGCCGCCGCCAGGGCCGCCGCCACCTGGGACGCCGCCAGGGACGCCGCCAGGGCCGCCGCCACCTGGGACGCCGCCAGGGACGCCGCCAGGGCCGCCGCCAGGGCCGCCGCCACCTGGGACGCCGCCAGGGACGCCGCCTGGGCCGCCGCCAGGGCCGCCGCCACCTGGGACGCCGCCAGGGACGCCGCCTGGGCCGCCGCCAGGGCCGCCCAAGCGGACATCATCCGAAAATACCTGAAGGTGTCGGAGTGAACGCGCTGGCCGCCAACGCGCACCGCCGCGCGAATGCCCTGCGCGAGCCGCGCTGGAGGCGCTGGCTGCGCGACCGGCTGCCGGAGAGTCCACTGGCCGGGCCTGGCTGGCGGCTCAACTGGTGGCCCCTGGTGGCCCTGGCGAGCGTGCTGCTGCCGTGGGCGGCGATCATCCTCGGGGTGGCGTGGCTGACAAAGTATCTGACGAGGTAAGCGGGTTCGAGTCCCGCCTGTGTTGGGATCGCACAGAGACGCGGCTGGTAGCCGCACACGGGCTTTGACAGTTGCCCGAGATCCTACCAATTTACGGAGGAAATCATGAGTCCTGGAACGAACCTGAAAGAGCTTTTGGCGGTCGTCGAGCGCGCCAAAGCCGCCGTCCAGAATCACATAGACGGCTTGAAGGCGAATCGCGCCCTGATAGATCAAGAGTTGGCCGATGCGGGCGAGACCGCGGCGAAGGCTCCGGTGCGGAAGCGCAAGCCGGGCCGGCCGCTCGGGTCGCGGAACCGGACTCCGCGCGTTGCGGAGATCGCACCGGAGATCCAGCAGGCGGCTGCCATGCCGGAGGAAGCAGCGTGAAGAAATTCACCCAATACCTGAAGTGCGAGTTCAGCGCAACGGAGATCGCCGACAAGGCGAAGGAACTCGCCACCGCGAACCGCAAGCGCGGCAGCATCGAGCAGCAGAAGAAAGAGATCGACGCCGACCTGAAGGGAAAGGTGGAGGCACAGAACAGCATCATCGGCCGCCTCTCCGAGCAGATTATGACCGGCAGCGAGTACCGCGACGTGGATTGCACCATCGTCATGGACTCGCCGGCCCTCGGCCAGAAGACCATCATCCGCAACGACACCGGCGAAGAGGTCAAGGTCGAGTTGATGACGGACGAAGACAAACAGCTCGCGCTGGACCTTCAGAACCTCGCGGACGCGGCCGACGAGCAGGGCGCCGCCGGCAGAGTGCCGAAGAGCCACCGGCTGGACGCCGGGCCGGATAGCTGGACCGATCTCGGCAGCGATCCGAAGGAGCCGCGATGAGCCAGGATCTCGAGCTCGCCCAGGCGGGACCAGTCGCTCGCCAGGCGGAGATGGCCGCTCCCACGGAGGGGGCGGCCTTCCTCAACTTCCTCGAACGCGCCGCGCGCGATCCTGGATTCTCTGTGGATAAAGTCAAGGAATTGATGGAGATGCGCCAACGGTCCATCATGTGGGAGGCGGAGCGCGAGTTCAAGGCCGCATTCGCGCGCCTACAACCCCAACTGCCGCGGATCGTGAAGGAAGGCAAGATCACCTTCAACGGAGCCTCGCAACCGTACGCCCGATACGAGGACATCGACAAGGCCATTCGTCCGCTGCTGTCCGAAGAGGGATTCTCGGTTTCGTTCACGTTTGAGTCGGGCGATACAGCCACCGTCTGCCGGTGCAAGTTGGCGCACCGCGCCGGCCACAGTGAGACCACCAGCACGCCGCCGCTTCCATGGGATAAGAGCGGGTCCAAGAACAACGTGCAGGCCGTGGGATCGACGATGGCGTATGCCAAGCGGTACGCTCTCTGCAACGCGCTGAACATCGTCACCGTGGGGCAGGATAACGACGGTCACGGGGCCGCCTACATCGACGAAGAGCAGGTCATGAAGCTGAACGATCTGATCCAGGACTGCCAATTCTCACCGGCTCGCATCCAGAAAGTCCTGGACTGGCAGAAAGCAGACAAGATCGAGCACATCCAGGAGAGCCACTACAAGGCCGTGAAGGAGTTCCTGGAGGAGAAACTGAGGGGGAAAGGCGGCGCGCGGTGATATACATCGAGGCTGTTGGCGCGGTCGGCCTCGTCTTTGTGGCTATCCTGTGGGGCGTTCTTCTATTCGCTTATCTGCGGTGGCAGGGGAAGCGCTTCAATGAAAGGTACAAGCCATGATCCACCACAAGGTCTCCCAGGGTACCGACGCCTGGCTGAACCTGCGCGCCGGAATACCCACGGCTTCGTGCTTCGACAAGATTGTGACGGCGAAGAAACTCGAAGTGAGCAAGACCGCCGACAAGTACATGGCGTTCTTGCTCGCTGAGTGGATTCTTGGTATGCCGCTCGACACCTTCCAGGATGATTGGATGAAGCGCGGCCAGGAGATGGAGCCAGAGGCGGTGAAATACTACGCTCTGGAGACGGACACCGAGCCGGAGCCGGCTGGGTTCTTCACGACCGATGACGGAATGTCCGGGGCCTCTCCGGACCGGATCATGCCGTCCATCAAGCGCTTGCTTGAAGTGAAATGCCCGAGCCCCCAGGTGCATGTGGGCTACATGCTGGCAGCGTCCGGGGGGAAGTCTCTCGACGACGATTACGTGGCCCAGATACAAGGGCAGCTGGTAGTGTGTGACGAGTACGAAGACCTGGACATTTTGAGTTACTGCCCCGGTTTTCCTCCCGTCATCATCAACGTGAAACGCAAGGAAACCATCGTGGACCAGAAGACCGGAGAGACGTATTCACAGAAACTCGGTTCGTCGGTCAGGGAGTTCGCCGCAAAATTGGTCCAGGCGCGCGTGAGCCTGAAGCAGAAGTTCGGCGACTTCAAGCCGGTCGTGCGACGACGGCCGGACTCGCTCGGTATCTCCGAGGCGGACATCGACGCGATCATCGCAGGAGGCCAGTGATGATCCGCTCCGCCTGTTGGCTCTGGTGGCTCGCGGCTGCCGTGCTCATTGCGATGCGCGCGGCGGGGAGGGGGTAAGGTGAGCAAGGAACTCGAATACGGATTCGCGGATAAGGCGTGGTCTGTCGTTTTGGGTTGTGATAATACCATTCCATGCTGGCAAAACTGCTGGGCGAAGCGCACGGTAGCGCGGCTTGCATCGTCTCCCAATGCTAAAGTAGCATCGGCGCACGCCGACTTGGTGCGCGTGACTAGCGCTAACGCGCAGATGCACGGCGCACCTGGGCTGGCTTGGACCGGCACGGTGCGGATCAATGAGGCGCACTTACTGGACCCCTTGAAGTGGCGCAAGTCGGCAGTGATTGCTACCGGGTTTCATGGGGACTGGGGGCTGTTGGCCAGTGAGGATAAGTGGCGTATGTTTGGGGTAATGGCGGCCTGCCCGCAGCATACGTTTTTCCCTCTGACCAAGCATCGAATCGAAGAGACAGCGCGCTGGCTGGGCGCCGTCACGGTATGGCCCTGGATCAACATCGGTGTGTCCGCCATGGAGCAGAAGGACGCGGACGCCATACTGCCGCATATTCGCCGTATCGCAGAGATGGGATGGAAGGTTCACTGCTGGCATGAGCCCGCCATCGGCCCGGTGGATTGGCGCGGGTGGGAGTTCCTGTCGTGGCTTGTCGTCGGAGGGCAGAGCGCCGGGGATGCGCCGTTCGATTTGCGATGGGCGCGAGATGCGATTGCGTGGGGAAATATAAACCACGTGCCGATCAAGATAAAGCAGATCGGGTTACATCCTGTCGATGGATTGCGCGATGTGTCTCATCTGGTAACCGACCGGCGCGGTGAGAACTGGGACAGTTGGCCTCCGGGACTAAGGGTGCGACAGATGCCGGAGGTGCGGCGATGAAGTCCATTATCACCATCGCACTTATCGGCGACTACCCATCAGCTTCGCCAACAGATGACTTGGTTCGTGGATTGCGCGCCGAAATAGAAGCCCACGCGCGGATCTCCAACGCCCCGCCGTTCCTGCGCGGGCGTGATGAGCGCGTTATGCCGCGCGATGAGTGCGGGAGACTCAAGGCTAAGTCCGCAGCGGGAGGAAAGCGATGACGATCATAGTATTCGGAACTCCGGCGCCGCAAGGCAGCAAGTCCTTCAAGGGTATGGCTGGCGGCCACGCTATCCTCGCGGAATCATGCAGGGCTGTGAAGCCGTGGCGGCAGGATGTCAAGGCCGCAGCTATCGAGGCTATGGGAGGCGCTGGCAAGGGGCTGGCAGGGCCGGTGACTGTCCGCATGGCGTTTACCCTTCCAAAACCCAAGAGCGCGCCCAAGCGGCGCAAAACGTGGCCAGACCGAAAGCCTGACGTCGACAAGCTCTGCCGGAGCACGCTCGACGCTTTGGTTCAGGCCGGAGCAATTGAGGACGACGCGCGTGTGGTCTGGATGCGCGCGTCGAAAGTGTTCCCCTGTGAGGGTATCGACTCGCTGGCCGTGCCTGGCGCATACATCGAAATTGCGGAGGTGTGCGAGTGACCCAAGAGAACCGCGCGGCCATCATGTACGCGCAGTACCATTTGCGGCTGACTGTAAAGCAATTAGAGGCCGACTTGGCCACCGCCGTGGAAGATTCGGTCGTATCCGCGATCCGCGATTCCATTACCGCCTTTATCCGCGAGGCTATCGAGCAGTGCGATGCGGAGATGTGGCCGCCGTGCGAGCGCCGGCCCAGGGCTGGGTGGTCGCGGGTCCTTCCATCTTCGATCCTGGAAGCCATGGTTAGGGATCTCTTGAAATCGCGGGAAGAGATGCGCCGCCAGCTCGCCGAGTGCCGCGCGACCCTCAAGTCCATCGTGGACCAGCTCGCGGGTTGAATCGGACCATGAGATCTGTTACACTTATCCGTAGAGCATGTTGTACCGCTGATCCCGGATTGCTCTACGAATCGCCGGTCAGGTGGCGGGAGCCTCATTCCCGCCTCCTAGCCGGCTGCTCATGAGGCGAGCAAAATGAAACGTGGAACCCCGAAGCACCCCAAGGTTTTCGCCCTCTGCAAGGCACTTAAAGTCCGGCGCCCAACGGCCATCGGGTACCTCGAACTTCTCTGGCACGCCACCGCCGAATTCACCCCCCAAGGCAATATCGGAAAGTACCCCGACGAATGGATCGAGGCGTGCTTGGACTGGCACGGCAAGCGTTCGAAGCTGATTCGCGCTCTGCTGGCGACACGATGGCTAGACGCGTCGGACACATGGCGGCTGCTGGTTCATGATTGGTCCGATCACGCGGACGATAGTGTACGGAAAAGGTTAAATAGGAATAGTCTTTCTATTCTGTTACTTAGCGAGAAAGTGACCGGACAAAGTTCGGTCAGTGACCGGATTTCGTCGTACCATGGCTCCCCTGCCTTAGCCTGTGCCTTAGCCAGTGCCATGCCACAGCCACAGCCAAGGCCACCCGAGTACGTTGGTCCGCGTCTTCTCGCCGCCGACCTCAACGGACAGACGTCGCAGCGATTCGAGGAATTCTGGAAGCGATACCCCCGACAGGTCGGCAAGGATTCTTCCGCGCGCGACTGGTGTTCGGTGGTCACCATCGAAGCCGAGCCGGCCGTCTTCGCGTGCCTGGACAACTACCTGGCATCGTCCGAGGTCGCCCGCGGCTGCGTCGGAAACGCGGGCAGCACGGAGCGCGGGCCCGGATGGATCATGAAGTGCCACCGCGACGGATGGGAGAGCCGCTGGCCGACCGCGCGCGAACCCGAGCGCAAGCTCTCGGTCACTGAGCAGGCTGAGGCAAATTGGATGAGAGATCATCCGGGAGAGACGATATGAGCTATGGAGATTCCCCGGCGGAAATCGAAGATGTTCGCCTGATGGAAAAACGCACGCGCGATCCATTGACGGTTATTTCACTCGATGATTACCGCCAAGCCATTGCGGCCGCCCGCACAGAGGATCGCGAAGCCGCGTTACAAACCATCGACGAGGAAATCCAAGGCTACGAAGGACTACCTAGCCTGGGAGCCACAAGCGCCATGCAATACCAATACCTTAGGGGCTGCGTAGAGGGGCTGCGAATTGCGAGGAATTGCGTTATCCATCCCGAGAGGAAACCATGAACGCATTCACCCTTGTAGCCTCATTCCAAAGGTGCGCCAACTACCCGAAAGACAACGACGGCGTGTACGCGCTGGTCCAGGGGCTCGCCACCGCCGCGCGTGAGACCGGCGTGCAGATGGAGGACATCGTGGCGCGCTGCTCGGCCATCAGCCAATGGTGCCCAACTGACATGGATCTGTTGAGCGTCGGGTGGGAGATTGTGGCGGATCGAAAGCGCGCGGCCGAGGCGGACGTGGAGCGGACGAAGCGGGCAGCGTGGGAGCGCGACTGCGGGCCGGCGAAGCCATTCAGCTGGAACGATGCGGTGGACCCCAAGCGCGTGCGAGAGGTAGCGGAGCGCCGGACGAGCATGTTCCGCGAGATCAAAAAGCTGCTTCACCTTCCGACCGGCAAGTGGGCGCCGCCGGATGATATGTGGGCCGCGGCTGAGCGCCTGGGCTACCACGACTACGCCTACTGCTGGCGCCGCAGCGCGCCGCCTGGCGGAAACGATTGGCGCGGCCAGATACCCGAGGACGTGCTGGAGAAGTGCAGCGGGCCCGGCGTGATTCGGAACCACGGAGCGAGCAAAGCATTGGTGTTCTGATGACACTCGGAAAGCCTATTCACCGGCCTGGGTGGCCTCGATCTCGGACTTGAGCGTGCGGGTTTCGATGTCCGATGGCAATGCGAACTAGATCCATTTGCGCGGAGAATCCTGGAGAAGCACTGGCCCACGATAAAACGCTATGACGATATCCGAAAACTCACAGGAGCCGAACTTGAGCACGTTGATTGCATCGCCGGCGGGTTCCCTTGCCAGGACCTCAGCCAAGCCGGAAAGCGCGCCGGACTCGCGGGCGCTCGCAGCGGCCTTTGGTTTGAGTTCTCCCGTCTTGTTGGGGAACTTCGACCACGATTCGTTATCGCTGAGAACGTCCCAGGGCTCCTTACTATGCCAGGAGCAATGGGGCGAGTCATTGGAGACCTTGCCAGACTCGGGTATGTGGGATGCTGGCGGTGTCTACGAGCTTCAGACTTCGGCGCCGCTCACTTGCGAAAGCGGGTGTTCATCGTCGCGGCCCGAAGTGATTTGGCCTACACCGATGGACGCGGGCCATCAGGTGACGATAGCGGAGCAGGCGGAGCACTGGCAGACCCCCGCGACGGACAGCTTCAGGAGTCGCGGCGGGGATCGGAAGGACGAACAGGGGCTGGACCAGCAGGCGAGGATGTTCCCTACGCCATCGGCACGGGACTGGAAAAGCGGACAGGCCAGCGATGCAACGATGAACCGGAACGCGCGCCCGCTGAACGAGATTGCGGAGCATCTAGCCTTCCCGTCTTCGCTCCCGGCCCCGCCGATCCCCGATGGCCCGCAATCATCCGAGAGCGCCCCGACCTCGCGCCGGCGCTTGAATCCCCGCTTCGTGGAGTGGTTGATGGGATTACCGATTGGCTGGTCGAAGCCATGAGCGACCGCACGAAGCGCCTGGGGAGACTTGGTAACGCCGTGGTCCCTCAATGCGCGGAGTGGATTGGCTCCCACATATCCCGCTGAGCCTCAGCCCGCCGTCAGGTACCACCCAGGCCCCGAAAATCGAGCCTGCCCCCCCCCAGCGCCCCAGCAATCGGCATCCTACGCGACGACCAGACGCAGAAACGCCCCGGTGAGGTAGGCTCGCCGGGGCGCTCTCGTTTGGCCGGATTTCCCGGCCCGGGCTTGGATCACCTCCTAACCACCCTTCAACGCCCACGCCAACACCCACCCCGCAAGCGCGAGCAATCCGCACACCGCGCCATAGCAGGCCAGCGGGAAGACGACGATAAACGCCCAATCCATCAGCGTGATCAGGCGCAGTACGATTTTCATGCCGCCTCCCCCGCCGAGACCGCAGCCTCCCGGCACGCATCGCACTGATACAAATCCCGGTCCGCCGGGTGCCGATGCTTCCGGCAGGCATCACACATCAGCCGACCGCAGTCCTCGCAGCGCCAGGTCTCGATTCCGGCCACGGCGTAGCGCGGAAACTCGTCGGTGATGAGATCCACCTCGCACTGGATCTGTGAGTGGCACTCGGGGCATTCCAGGGTAACCGAGGTAGGGATTTCTAGCCGATACTCAGGCCAGCGCGCCAACTCGCGGTGCTCGGATTCGGTCAGTCTACGCGGCATGAATTACCCCCAACTACTCGCAGTACCGATTCGTGAGGGAGCTGGCCTGCCCTGAGTCAACCACGCCATCTGAAAATGCGCGAGATATGGGACCTCCCTTAAGCGCCAGGTATGGCTCTAGCGCAGACATCCGCGCTCTAGCCCTCCCCAGGGCAATCGACGATGAAGCTGTAAATGCGCTCAACTCATGAGCACATCCGGCGGCAATGTCAGACTCGGCGCGTTCTTTTGCGGCCCACGCGCGGCGGTATTCTTGGAGAGCCGATTCCGGGGTGATCGTTTCGTTTTCCATGTTATTTCCACCTCTCAAATCTTTCGCGGGTCTTCTTCCACGGGACCCGCAAACCGTTACCGTCGCGCGCCTGGCGCGTGGCCCACTGCGAGAGTGGCCGCGCGCAAATGCTGCATTCCGTTCCGTGGTCTTCGACGCCGGCGACGGCGATTACCATGCTCTTTATAATTCCGTTTGTGCTGATCATGTATTCAGAATACCCCCGCTACCCCTTTGTGTCAATAACTATTTCGTGACATTAATTAAAATTAATGTGGGGCTTGCAAAGGGGTGCTACAATCCTGCGTGAGGAGTTCGGCCGAGGCGGTGAATGACGCCAGGCTGGCCCGCGCTGGGATCTGCCCGCCCCTCATCGTGGCGACCGCAGGACGCGAAATGCTGGGAAACCAGGCGCGGTGAGGCTGCGAGTAGCGCCCCTGTGACAAGAGGGTGTCGCCTGCTGGTTCCCGCGCGCGGCCACTCGCTCTTTCTTCCCTCGCGGGGGTAGGGGGCTTGTTTCTCTTGCTCGACCCGCGTGATAATAAGCACGTGCCCGCCGGCCGCCCATCGTCCTACACCCCTGAACTCGCGGAATTGATCTGTGAACGCCTGGCAGACGGTGAATCAGTGCGCTCGATCTGTGAATCAGCGGAGATGCCCGACCGAACCACGGTACGGAGATGGCTTGGATTGAATGCCGATTTTGCCGCCAAGTGTGCGCGCGCGTGGGAGTTACAGGCGGACTGGTACACGGATAAGCAGCTCGAATTGTCGGCCGCGGCAATCGCTGGCCGAGTGGATCCGCAGGCCGCCAGAGTGGCGATGAGCGCCTACCAGTGGGTGGCCAGCAAACGGCATCCCAAGCGCTACGGGGACACGCAGAACATCAATCAGCGCCTGGTTGATGAGCAGGGCCGCGACCGAGAGCCCCTCAACGTGGTATTTGTGGGTGTGGGCCAGTCCGCGGTTGCAGCGCGGGGGAAACCTCCGGCTCTCGCGTTGCAACCGCCTGAATCTGATGGGGAGAAAATCTGATGCGCTGGTTCCTGCGCGCGATACGCCTGCTGCTCTACCTGCCCTCGCGCTGGGACCGCTGGAGCCAGGGGCTGTGATGGTCTCGATGTTCTGGTGGATGCTCGTTGCTCACTCCCTGTGCGATTACCCGCTACAGGGAGATTTTCTAGCTCGCGGGAAGAACGTCCGTAACCCACTATCGGGTGTTCCATGGTGGATTTGTTTGGCAGCGCACTCCCTTATCCATGGTGGAGCGGTGGCGCTGCTGACCAATCCGATGTTAGGATCTTTCGAGTTTGGGGCGCACTGGGCAACCGATTACCTGAAGTGCTGCAATGTGATCGGATTCAAGACCGATCAAGCCATCCATGTGGTCTGCAAGGCTCTTTGGGTGGGATTGTGGTGGCTGCTGGTGGTATGATATGGCCGAGAGCGTGCTGATTTCGGAGGTTCCGGTCGAATACGAGCGGAATCCAGAGCACGCCGAAGTAGGGGAGGATTACCGAGTGCCAAACGTAATGGTAACGGGCCTGCAAGAGGACAACGAGCACGGGCTCGACGAGTCGCTGGCAGAGTTCAGGAAACACCACGCCGATGTCGGCGACAAGCTGCTGAACATCAGCCAGGTAGGGCGCCGCCCTGACGGGCCTCCGCTAAAGCTGAACGACCCGCGGCCGGCGCTGCCGCATAGCGACTGGCCATTTATGCTCTACAAGCCCGGCGAGGACGAGCCGCGCACAGTGCGCAACGCCGCCGAGATGCAGGAGGCCCGGCTGGCCGGCTGGCGCGACGAGCCCGTCATCAAGCCCCAGGTGGCCGTACTCGACGCCGCGACCGAGAAAAAGATGCTGCTCGACGCCAACAAGGCGCAGCAGGCGCAGATTACGCTGCAAAGCGAGATGATCGAGAAGCAAAACGCGCTCATGCAGCAGATGACGAATCGGCTGGACTCCCTGGAGACGACCGGCCGGCGTAAGTCCGCATAGGAGGCCACGATGCCCACGGGGCAGCAGATCGTATCCGACGCCCTGACGATGCGCAGCCCACGAATCGACGGGACGGTGTTCGAGCTCCTCCTGTTTAAGATTCGCGTGGCCCAAGGTCCTGGCCCGGCTGGAGTTCCTTGCTGGGAATACACCAACAAGACGAACGAGAAGGGCTACGGAATCATCCACATCAAGGGGACTGCCAGACTCGCGCACCGGATATCCTTCCAGATCTTCAACAATCGCGCGCCGGGGCCGATGCTCGATCACCTATGCAGGAATCGTCGATGCGTCAACCCCGATCACCTCGAGGAAGTATCCGCTCTGGAGAATTTCAAGCGCGGCATGGGGGCTGACGGCCTACGCCTTGGACCCAAAGTCTTCTCCTCTCGCACGAATTGCCCGCAAGGCCACCCGTACGACGGCGAGAACACTTACACCAAGCCTAACGGCCATCGTATTTGCCGTGCCTGCCGAAGGGAGGGAATGCGTGCCAACCGGACAGCAAATTGTCAGTAACGCGCTAACGATTCTCGGGATTTTGGAGCAGGGGGGCACGCCTTCGGTATCCGATTCGATCGATTCTCTGAATCAACTGAACGTGTTCTGGGATAGTTGGGGCGCGGACGAGGGTCTGATCTATGCGCAGTACCCGGCGCGGCTGAACTGGGCGGCCACCATTGCGGGGTACACGGTAGGCCCAGGCGGCGCCCTATCTCTGCCAAAACTTCCGGCGCGCATCTACAGACCGCACTGGGTAACCGTTTCTGGTGGCGCCATAAGCACCAGCTCGCTGGCCAGCGGAGGCACAGGGTACGCTGTCAGCGACACGGGCATCTTTCCGACCGGCGAAGGCACCAAGGCCACCTACACAGTTAACACTGTGGATGGCACGGGAGCAGTGCTCACGTTCACGGTGTCCTCCGCCGGCACGGGCTACAAGCCGCAGTATGGCGTCATGGGTCAGACCGCCGGCGCGCAGCCGGGCGTAGGCGTCGGGTTCGGCATCAACATCCTGACGGCTACCGCGCTCGCCACCAACCGGCAGGACCTGGACATGGTTCCGCCCGACCGCTACTACGCCCACAATGACTTGGCGGCGAGCGCCGGGTTGCCCGACGAACTCTATCCCGACTACCTGCCCGACATCAACGGCTTCGCGCGGCTGTTCGTGTGGCCCATCCCGAGCGTGGCAGGGACGTTGGAGCTCGAGATCTCCGCGCCGTTCACCGCCTGGACGCTGGTGGACAATTACAGCATCCCCCAGGGATTCCAGGACGCTCTGGAACAGGCGCTGGCGTTCAGGCTGCTCGCCAGGTTCGGGGCCGCGGTGGCGCCCGAGGTGGCAGCCGTGGTGCAGGCGGTCGGGTCCAAGGCCGAGAATCGCATCCGCGAGATGAACCGGATCAATCGGCAGTTGCCGCCCGGGGCGGAGGCTGTACCAGCGCCGCCGTCCGCGCAAGGGGCCAAGTGATGGCAATCGGCGGACCGAGCCTGGAACGCAGGATCCTGGAAGTCCAGGAGCAGCGCCGCCGACACGCCGAGAGGTTATCCGAGTCCGCCGAGAACATTCGTTTCCGCAACCGCCGCCAGCACTGGACTTCACCCGAACCCCGATCATTTCCCCAGTCAACATGGCCAGCCCTGGTAGATGCGATGCGCAGGTGGGGAGTTCCGGCAGGATTCCGGTCTACCCGCTGGTTTGAATCTGGGGGTAAGGGAGCATGATGCCCCTTTCCCACGCCCTGCGAATATTCGGGATAGCCGCGCTGGTTATTGCGCATCCCCAGCAGACCCCGCAAGAGGCGCACGATGCTGCGGCTGCGGCTATCTACGCCCGGGCGGACGCTCTGCTGGGTCAGAACTCCTCTCCTTCGACCGCGATAGCATTTGGAGTCACGCTCCCTCAGACTTGCACCACCGGAGCGTTGTTTTTCCTCACGACTCCAGCAACACTGTACGGGTGCTCGGCAGGGACATGGACTAGTTTTGGGCAGGGTGCCGGCCAAAACCTAACCGTCAAGACCGACGGCGTTGTTGTCGGAACGAGACCAGTGCAGAATTTCCAGGCCGGCGCCGGGATAGTTTCCGTCATGTCCGATTCCGGCTCTGAGATCAACATCGAGATAGCGGTCGATACGGCCATAGTCGAGACCCAGCAGAGAGCGCAGAGCGGGCAGGAGCTCCTGTGCGCCTCGGAAGGTGGCTCCGCCAGCGCATATTCCTGCAGGATGTCGCCCACTTCCGGGCCCTACGCAGTCGGGATGGTGCTCCATTGGATTCCTGACGTTTCCGGCGCTGGCGGAGCGACTACCCTGGACGTAGACACGCTCGGGGCTGTTCCCGTGAAGCAATCAGACGGTTCCTCAGATCCAACGAGCTCCGATATCGTGGGAGGCAGGCTTTCCCAGATCTGGTACGACGGGGGGGCGTTCAGACTGCAATGATTGTCGCCGATTACATTTCGATGGCGTTCCGCCAGTGCGGCCAGATGCGCCCAGGCTATATTCTGCCTCCTGAGTTCCTAGCAGAGGGCATGCAGCATTGGGCGGCGATGGTCGACGGCTACAACGCGCGCCGCACGATGGCGTACTCGATGCCAGACTATATCTACCCCGTGCCAGCCGGCGGCGGCCATGGCACGACCGGCAACGGCCAGACATTCGGGGGTTCGGGGTTCACGATTGGTCCCGCTGCGCCTGCTGACTTTCTTGGACCCCGCCCCGAAGCAATCGCGCGCTGCAATCTCTACCTGACCTCGGCCAGCCCGAGCACGCCAACCCGCATACCTCTCTCCCAATTGAGCATGGAGGAGTGGACGAGCATCGTCGCCCCCGTGTTTGCCCCGATCAACGTAGCCACCTGCTTCTGTTATGACCCGCAGTTCCCAAATGGCGTGCTCTGGGTCTGGCCGCCGCTCAACGGCAACTCGCTCGAAATCTTCACGTGGGGCTTCCTGACACCTCCGACCTCGCTGGCCGCCACGTTCTCAGCGCCGCCAGGTTACACGGACGTTGTGATCTGGGATTTGGCCCGGAGACTGTGGCCGCTCTGTACCAAAGACCTGATGCCCCACAGAGTTTCTCACCAGTGGCTCTGCGGGCAAGCAGCAATTGCGCGCAAGGCAGTGCAGGACGTGAACCGCCCGATGCCGCGGCTGGCGACTGACTTCCGCGGCGGCCTGCACCACAACACGGCGGGGGCGTCGGATTGGGCACTCCTATTATCCGGTGTTCCTTATTGAGTTTACATACTATAATGAATACATGGAACTTAACCAACGAGAAGGGCTACTCGAAAACTTCGGGCGGCTCTACCATGTATCAACAGACCAATTCCACAACGGGACCCCTTGCTGGATTTGGGATGGAGCTACCAAGACTAAATCCAGGTACGGGTCTTTCGGGTTTGGAAAGAGATCATTCTCGGTACCGGCCCACTGCGCCGCTTGGAGATTGTTGCGAGGGGAAGTCCCTGCTGGACTCCAACTCGATCACTTATGCCGCCGAAGGAACTGTGTCAACCCAGAACACCTCGAGCCTGTCACGTGTGGCGAGAACATCCGCCGCGGCGATGCACCGAAGTTGGCCGGCACTTGGCAGAGGGCGCGCACTCATTGCCCACAAGGCCACGAGTACAGCATCGAGAACACCTATCGACACCCAGGGACCAACTACCGAAGCTGCCGGATCTGCCGAGAGTCACGGGAGCGCGCCAAACTCAAAAGACGAACAACCAAGACCCACTGCGCCAAAGGCCACGAGTTCACACCGCAAACTACGTACATTGAAAAGCACGGGTGGAGATCTTGCCAGATTTGTAGAGACATCCGCAATGGGAAGCACACGCTAACATGAAACTCACTCTCTCTCTCTTCCTCACGACCGCCGCACTGATGGCCCAGCCGACCCTTCCCAACGCTGTGCCGATGCCGAATCCCGAGATCCAGTACCTGGACGCGGCAGGCAATCCCCTGGCCGGCGGGAAACTCTGCACGTACGCGGCGGGAACCAGCACGCCGTTGGCGACATACACCGACTCGACCGCGGGAACGCCCAACACGAACCCGGTCACGCTGAACACCGCCGGCCGCGCGAGCGTCTGGGTCGGCCCGGCGCTCTACAAGTTCGTGCTGCGCACTGGAGGCAGCGCCTACCCGGCGTCGGACGCCTGCACCACCGGAACGATTCAGTGGACGCAAGACAACGTGAGCGACACCACGCTCTACTTTGCGAATTACGTCAAGACGGTGGGGACCTGTACCCTCATCACATTCACGGCGACCGGCACCGGAGCGGTGGCGCGGACGTGCAGCTCCAAGCTATCCGACCTGATAAGCCTGGGGGACTACGGAGCGGTGGGAGACGGGACAGCCGATGACGCCGTGGCCCTGCAGAAGGCTCTCGACGCCGCTTACGCAGCCGGCCCCGGTGCAACCGTGATCGCTCCTCCCGGCCTGACGTACGCGAGTTCGGCCACCCTCACATTGCGTGGGGGGACAGCCTCCTGGGGTATAAACTACAAATTCACCGGGACGGCGGACGGTTTCCTCGTCAGCGGCAACGGAGCTACGATCCATGGCGGGAAGATCGACGTGTCGGCGAGCGCCGGTACGCTGGCAGTTCTCGACCCGGTTGGAAACGACGGGTTCACTATGGAGGGAGTCACAATCCATGGAGCCGAGACTGACACAACTTCGAGTGGCCTCGTTGATCTCTACGGGGCCAACGCCACCGTAACTGGGAACACGTTCGACAATTCTTCAGTCCTGTACCTGGCCGGTAACAACGTCAGGGTTTCCGGAAACATCTGGACCAATTATCGCTCTGGGATCTATGCCCAGGGCGGATCGGGCGGAATCATCGAGGGAAATCGGTTCGTGTCAGTTGGAGGTTCCGGATACCACGCCGGTTCTGATTCTATTGTAACGGAAGGCGTTCAGAACTACTCCGTCATCGGGAACCTTATCTTCAACGCCCGAGAGCACGGGATGTATTTTAGCGGAGCTAACCAGCACGTCACTGTGTCAGGGAACACAATCTACAATTTCAGCCCAGGGAGATTCGCGGGCTGCGCTGGAATAAAGGTACAGCAGGAGACCGGACCAACGAGAATCGCCAACGATGTAACTATCATTGGCAACACGGTTACGCTAAACCCTGCAGATGCGGGACAGGCCCAGTACGGAATCCTCATCGTTGGGTGCGATGGCTGCACGGTCAGCGGAAATACTACTCATCACTTGAACCTCGGCATCTATGTCACGATGGCAAACACGATCACCATCGCCAATAATGTGGCAAATTACAACGGTGCAGCGGGGATCTATCTCAACGATCTCTACGGGCCAATCGTGGCAGCTACGATAACCGGGAACGAAACCTTCAACAATGCCCAAGCGCTTGATTTCGCGGGCATCGAGATAAACCTGAACGGAGGTTTCTCCAACAGCCTGATAACCGCATCCGGGAATCAAACAGGTGACACACAATCATCTCACACGCAAACCAGAGGGTTCCTCGTTCATGCCGTGTCGGGGGGATCAACGATTGACAATATATACCTGTTCTCCAACTTTGGAATTGGCGGGACGCTATACACGGGACTGACGACAGCGCCGGTATACATATTCGATCAGCACTTAACCGCCTTTGCCCCAACGGACAGCAACCCGTGGGCCTCGGGGACGTTCCAAGTCAGGGCGCGATCAGACCAAGGCGCATCTCGCGTGTTCGACGTGATTTACCCTGGGGCGACAAACGACACGCTGACTTACTTGGGATCATTCAACGCCGGGGCCGACGTGACGCTCGGGGAAACGGCGCTCAACATTTTTGCATTCCCCTCGGCTACCGGAGCGAACAGGTATATCGACCTAGAGGCGTCGGACGGTCTTCCAGGAGCGCTGTATCGCACCATAAGGCTGAATGGAAGAGGGGGGCTTGTGCAAACAGGAGCCGGATTAGCGGTTGGAAGCGGCGGGACTGCTGGATACGCCGCCTGCTACATCGCAGACGGAAAGACTCTCGGCCACTGCACCACAGCGGTGGGCAGCAGCGGGGCCTGCACCTGCACAAACTGACATGAGCCAAATATTCGGAGGTTTCGTCGGCCCGAGTTACCAGTCAGCGGACAGATACGCGACCGTCGAGCGCACCGTCAACTGGCACCTGGCGGCCAACGAAGCTCCCGGAGAAGAGTCCAAGTTTCGCCTTGCGCTAGAACCGGCCCCAGGAAATCAGCCGTTCGGCACGCTCCCGGTACCCGCGCCATTCAACCAGCCGAATCGAGGGCTGTTGGAGTTGCGCGGGCGCGCTTTCGGGGTAAACGGCACCAAAGTATTTGAGATCACGTCGACGGGGGATTACATTCTCATCGGATCGGTGGCGAACGACGGGAAGCCATGCTCCATGGTGGCTAACGGAACGGGGCAGATTTTCATTGCGAGCGCCACCCACGGGTATGTGATTCCCAAAGGAGCCCTGCCCGGGTCTCTTGTTGAAGTTCCCGTCGACGCCCTGAATGGCCCCTTCTTTGGGGCGTCTTACGCCACCTTCCAGGACGGGTATATCATCGTCATCACGCCGAACTCGAACCAGTTCCAGATCAGCGGCGACGATAACACGCCCCTGGGAGATGCCACTATCTGGAGCGCAGCCAACGTGAGCGTGCAGGCCGGCCAGGCGGATCTCCTGGTAGCCGCCATCTCATCGCGCGAGTACCTGCGGCTGTTAGGCGCGCGCCGGTCGCAGATCTACCAGGACGTGGGATCCAGCGGAATAGGAGCGTTCCCATTCCAGTCCTACAACGAGACCTTCATCGAGACCGGCTGTGCGGCTCCTTTCAGCATCGTGGACATGGTGGAATCGCTGATGTGGATCGGCGAGGACGCGCGCGGGCAGCGCGCCTGCTGGCGCGATACGGCCTTCCAGCCGCAGCGCGTGAGCACGTTCGCCGTGGAGCAGATCTGGCAGTCCTACGTCAGCGTGACGGACGCCGTGGCGTTCCCGTACATCTGGAATGGCCACCTGATCTACCGCATTACGTTCCCGAGCGCCTACGAGAGTGCGACTCGCTTCCCGCTGGGCGCTTCACAGGGGGCGTTCACTGCGGCGACGTGGGAGTACGACGCCACGGTATCGGCGCTGCTGGGCCGCCCCGTATGGTGCGAGCGCGCCTACCAGACGGCCATGGGCTACGCCGTCGGGCGCCCTGAGCTTTTCCACTGCTACTGCTACGGGAAGCACCTGGTGGGCAGCGGCGGAGCGGATGGCAATCCCGGCGCGATCTACCAGATGGGGCAGGCTCCCACGACGAACCCGAACCCGCAGATCCTGCTGCGATGGTCGAACGATGGCGGCAATACCTGGGGCGTCGAGCAGAACATCCCCATAGGCGTGCAAGGGAACTACACCCAGCGAATCTACTGGAATCGCTGCGGGTATGCCCGCGACCGCGTGTTCTGGCTTCGTTACGCTGAAGAGACCGAGTGCGGCACGGACATCACCGGCGCGCAGTCTCGCCAGGCGGTGGTGCGGGACCGAATCGCAGCACACCTCTGGGCGAACAACAAACGGCGCATCTACAACCGCTTCGAGCTGGAGTCCAGCCGGGGAATCGGCGCGAGCGGCGCGGCGGGGCCATTCACGTTTGGCATCGTCAACGCCATACTGGACGTTACGGAGTGTGCTTCGTGAGTCTGCTCGGATGAACGCCAACATTCCAAGCTCAAACTTGGCTCCTCCCCCGAAATTTGCATCCTTGTCCACCGGCCAGGGTCCGGCGACCGTTGACGACTGGATGCAGTTCATCCGGTGGCTGTATCAGCTCTACGGGCGCACAGTAGAGAACATCAACGCGCCGCAGAGCATCGCTTTCAACGCGCCATCCGGACCCGCGATCTCGGCCGATGCCATCGTGGCTCAGGCGCAAGTGCTCCGGCAGGGGCCGATTCCCGGCCGCGCCGCATCCGAAGCGATGCTGGGCGCCCCGCCTCCTCCGCAGCACGCCAACGAACTGGACGCTCTCGTTACTCTGGCCTTGACGCGCAATCCGCAGCGTAACCCGTCGCTTTCATCCCTGGTGATCGAGGACACGCACTCGAACCGCTCGCTTTATCCGGCGACCAGCTACTCCATCGGAACGCTGTACTGGGAGACCGACCGCACAGTCTGGTACCTGGTGGCGCTCGTCGGCGGAGTGAACGTTTGGATCTACGCAAGCGGCGAGTTTCGGGACGTTCAGGCGAGTCTTCCATCCGACCTGGGCGTGAACGATGCCGGTTTCCTGTTCCAGGTATCGGACTACAATCACCGTCTGAGGTGGAGCGGCACAATCTGGGGATGGGCTGGAGGCGAGATCGGAAGCTGCTACATGCAGCTTTTCGAGGTGGACCCGAGCCCCGCGGCTGGATGGCACCTGTATGACGGTTCGACCGTCAACTATCTGCGGAGCGTCGGAACGCTGGGCAGCGTCACCCTTCCGGACCTGACCAGCACGGCGGCGAAAGCGGCGTATCCCAAGGCCGGATCGGCGGATGCCGGGCCGACTGCGGCGATAGCGCCCACTTTCGCCGGCACAACGGACAATACGGGCGTCAACACGATGTCGATTTTGGTGATTCCTGCGCCTACGGGGCTTTCGGACTTCCTGGCGGGCGACAACCACACGCACCCGTTCACGCCAGCGGGCACAGTTTCGGCCACGGGCGAGCCTCGCAGCATTGAGCGGCGCCCGTTCTTTAGGATGTAGGGGTATGATGAACTTGGGGGTGAGAATTGGCTGTTTATAACCTGTCACCGATTTACGCTCCGCAGTATATCGCGGCGGCGGCTGCCAAACTGGTCTTCGCCACCCCGGGCCTTCCCTCTGTGGTTCCCACGCAGATGAACTATCAGATCATGGCCTGCCGAGTGGCGAACATCGACACGGTTCCGGTGAGCCTGGAGGTGTGGCGCGTGCCCAGCGGCGCTGCGCAAGACAATCAGCACATCATCGTGCCGACCATCAACATCCCCGTGGCCTCGCAGACGTTCCCCTACTTCGACCTGACGGCGCTGTGGGGCGTGACACTTCAGCCGGGAGACGCGATATGGGCGGTGGCCGGCGTGGCGAGCATGTTGGTGATTCACGCGGACGGGGCGGTCATTACGGTCTGAGCCATGGAAATTCGCCTCATCTCGCCGCAGGAATGGAAGGATCTGGCTCCGGTATTCGCCTCCGAGGGTGGCCGTCTGCCGGACCCGGCGACGGCCACCGCGGCTGTGGCATATGATGAGCACGGCCTGGCGGGATTCTGGGCGCTCCAGCAGTGCTGGCACGCGGGGCCGCTCTGGGTGCGACCGGATTTGCGGGGCACCGGGCTGTGGAGGAAGCTGCACGGCGTGTTCGAAGCCATCTTCCAGCGCCACTCCGGCACGGGGTACTACAGCTTCTCGGGTGAGGCTAAGGTGGAGCATATGTTCCGCGAGCTGGGATACAAGGACCTCGGTTATCGTGTGTGGACAAAGGAGGTAGACTAAGTGCCTTTTGGGGGTTTGCTAGTCGCCGGGCTGGTAGGCGCGGGCGCTTCAATCTTCAGCGGCCTTGAAGGTTCGAGCGCCGCCAAGACCGCATCCAGCCAGGAAGTCAACCAGCAGCAGCAGGCGCTCGACTTCCAGAAGCAGATGTTCTCCACGCAGCAGGCGAACCAGGCTCCGTACCTCGCGGCGGGCAGCACGTCCCTCGGCCAGTTGATGAGCGACCTGCAAAGCGGCAAGCTGGGCCCAGGGAGTCTCGGCGCTGTCCCGCAGTTCACCGGCTCATTCTCAGCGCCCACGCTCGCGGAGGCCCAGCAGACGCCCGGCTACCAGTTCACCGCGCAGCAGGGGTCCAAGGGTATCCTGCAGGGCGCGGGCGCCGCCGGAGGAGCGATCAGCGGCGGGACTCTCAAGGCGCTCGACAGTTTCAACGCCGGGCTGGCCGACTCCACCTACAACGACGTGTTTAACCGGGCTCTCCAGACCTACAACACCGGACTCCAGGGATACCAGGCGCAACTCCAGGGTTACCAGACCGGAGCGAACGCGCAGCAACAGGGGTTCAACCAGCTGCTCGCGCCCGCACAACTCGGCGAGAACGCGACTTCGAACATCAACCAGACGGGTACCCAGGTTTCGCAGAATGTGGGAAACCTGATGAGCCAGATCGGCCAATCCGAGGCCGCGGGCACGGTGGGAAGTTCTAATGCGCTCACCGCCGGGGTGTCCGGGGCGGCCAGTAACGCGGCACAGACCGCGCAATGGAGCCAAATATTGAAGCTGCTGAACGGTGGGACTACAGGAGGCAAGGCTGTGACGCCCACAGACCTGTCTCTCGGGGCCAATCAGCCAATAAACTGGGGCACGCTTTACGGTGGAGTACCGGCATAAAACCATGGCCAGCATACCACTTGCGATTCAGACACCACCGCCGATCAGCCCGATGCAGAATATCGGCCAACTGATGCAGGTGCGCGATGCCATGAGCCAGATCGCGCTGCGGAACGCGCAGACTCAGGCTGCCCAGCAGCAGGCGGCGGACGTTCAAGCCCAGGCGCAGCAGCACGCGCGCGATCTTCAGTCTCAGAACCACATCCAGGAGTTGATGGGCGATCCTAATGTTCAGGCCGAGATCGGATCGGGGAACTACTCGACTATCCTAAAGTCCGCTACCCCCACAGTGGCCGATTCGGTTATTAAAAACCTCCAGGCGATGCAGACCACCGCCCAGACTCTCGCCAAAGGGAAGGCGGATTTCTACGGTTCCGGCAGAGCGATGCTTGGAACGGGCATCCAGGGGCTCGACCCGACAGACGACACCCGCGCCGCCCAGCAGTATAACGACTTCTTGGGCGTCCTCGGGAAAGAGCACCCGGAACTGGCTCAACAGCTGAAGCCGATCCAGCCCGGACCCGATTTTCGCCAGCAGATCTCCAGCCTGGCGGCCTCGAATGGCGTTGCGCGCTCGATTCTCGAGAATCAGGCGGCGCTGGAGAAGGAACAGGCGGCCACGGCAGCCTCCGAGGCGTCCTCATCATCCTCTACCGCAACCGCCGCGAAGACAGTAGCGGAGACTCCGGGCATCGAAGCCGAGGCTGGACTGAAGCAACTGGAGTTCAAGAGAGCGCAGAGCATCACGCCAGAGAGCATCCAGGCGCGCGCCGCGTTGATGTTCAACCCGGCGGACTACACGGACCCCGCCGTCAAGGCGCAAGTGCTCGCCGAGCGGCGCACGGCTATCGACGCGGCCACGAATGCGATGGGTCAGGGAGCGCCCGCCGTCAACGCGGCCTTCAAAGACTCTTCGGACCGGCTGGGGAGGCTGACATCGGGCATCGCCAGCGCGCACGCCCAAGAGCCGATCAAGGTCGAAGTGAACGCGGCCAGCGCGGCAGCTCGGCAAGATGTGCTTCGACCAGATGAGAAAATCACCGCGAACGCTATAGTGGAGGGAAAGATTGCACCGGAAACCGCGCGCGCGGCGCTGCGCCGCAATCCTGGCCTACTTGGCGCAATCCTCAAAGCAGATCCGAACTTCGACGAGAGCAACATTGATTCGCGCTACCAGACGCTCAAGCAATTCACGAACACGGCCACCAGCAGCGCCGGCGGCCAGGTAATCGCGCTCAACACGCTGATCCACCACGCGGATCTCTATCAACAGGTCGCGGATTCTCTGAAAAACGGCACGTTCAAGCCAGGGAACTCGGTTTACAACTCGGTGGCGACCATGTTCGGCTCTGCGCCGCCCACGCAGACAAATCTCGTAGCCCGATTCCTAGCAGGTGAGACGGGCAAGATCGCCACTGGCGGCGTGCCGGCGGAAGGCGAGATCAATGGATTGCTCAAGAGTCTCGACAGCAACAACAGCCCTGACCAAATCTCCAAAGTCGGAAAGACGATACTCCAGATTGCGGCTGGCCGCGCCGTCCCGCTCATGGAGAAGGTTAAGGCCGATCACCTGGAAAACGTCGTGCATGTGGTTGGCCCCGATGCGCGCGGGATTCTCGCGGGCCGCGGATTCGACCCGGATACGCTGAAACCGGTTGGCGGGCAGGCTAACGCAGTCCCGGCAATCACGAGCCAAGCCGAATATGACAGCCTCCCGAAAGGGGCGCACTACACCTGGAATGGCGCGCCGCATGTGAAGCAATGAGCGCAGCAGCCCAATGGAAGCCTCCGGACACCGACGCCGTCGCATGGCATCCACCGGCCACCGATGCCGTGAATGGAACTTCTTCCAAGTCCTTCATGGATCACCTGTCCGACGCCGCGCGTGAAGTTGGGACGGCCATAAATCCCGTTAACTGGGTGAGAGGCGCCGCCAACGTAGCCGCTCATCCGGTCGATTTTGCCACCAACTGGTACGAACAGAACAAACAGATAGGACAAAGGGCGCTCGATTCGTTCCATGCTGGAAACTACGGCGAAGGGCTCGCGCACTCGCTCAACTACATCATGAACGCTGTACCGGGACTGGGGGCCGCGTCGGATTCGGCTGGCGAAGCGATCAAAAGCGGCGATTACGGCACGGGAGTCGGCCGGGCCATTGGGACGGCGCTGGCTATGGCCGGTCCCAAAGCCTTGGGCGACGTCATCCCCCCGGCCGCCGACGCCGTGGCTCCCGCCCTGAAGACCGCCGTTACGCAAGTCCTGGGGAAGACCACCGGCGCGGGAGCGGTTGCGCTTCGCCAGGCGCTTGAGAATCCCAGCGCGGACCTCACAAACGCCATGCGAGGCGGCGTGAGCGAGATGGACATCCTGGGCCATGCCAAGGACGCCCTACAGAACATCAAAGACGCACGTGCGGAAGAGTACCAGGGGAAGTTGGCGGCGTTGCCAACGACGACCCCCATGGATATCACGCCGGTGCGGACGGCGCTCTCCAATGCGCTGGCGAAGCACAACGTGAAAATCGACGCCAACGGGGATCTAGATTTCAGCCGATCCACGATCAGTGACTCCTCCGCGCAGAATGCCGTCCTTTCGGTGTATAACGACGTGCGCGACTGGGGAACGCAGCCGGAAGACCTCACGCCCAAGGGATTCGACATCCTGAAGCGTCGGATAGACGACCTCTACGCGCCGACCAGCAACGCGCGCGCGGTGGTGCAGGGCGTCAAAAGCGCAACGCGCGGCGCCCTGAACTCGCAGGTACCCGGCTACCAGGACATGACACAGGGATACGCCGAGGCTTCGAAGCGGCTGGAAGAACTGAAGGATCTATCGCTTGAAAGCGCCAACCCCGGAACGGCCATTCGCAAGCTGACCACGATCCTGAACCAGAACAACGGATACCGCCAGATGCTCCTGGAGGGGCTGAATCAGAACTCTCCGGTGGACATCCCCGGAGAGGTGGCCGGACGCGCGTTAGCCCCCTGGATGCCACGCGGGATCATGGGTCCGCTGGCCGGAGCGGGGATCGCCGAGACGGTCTCGCATGGAATCCACCCTTCCGCGCTTGCCGCGTTGAGTATGACTTCACCCAGGGTGATGGGAGAATTGATGCTGCTGCTGAGCAAGGCGAAGGTCCCGGACCTCGGAGACGCGGGAGTCGCAGCGGCAACGACCGGAAGCATCGGAAACTTGATGGGAGCCAAACAATGAAACGTCTTTTCCTGATTATGGCGCTCGCCGCGCCGCTCTTCGCGCAGACCACAATCCGCTGGCGCGCCACCACCGGAGACGTGAGCCTGAGCGGGAGCGCCTACAGCGCCACCGTGCAGCAGCCGACCGTCGCGTCACTCAGCGGCAGCGCGGCGTATCTGGACCAGGTGCAGGTCTATTGCTCCGTGGCGTGCTCCGTCACCCAGGCGGTGAACGGGGCAGCGGCGACCTCGACCGCGGGCACATTCCAGGCGCTGCTCCCGAGTCCGCTAAACGTCACCGTGCCTCTCACGTTCTGGACTAACTCGAACGTCGGTACGGGCACGGACCAGGCGGGCATCACGCACGTACCGGCTGGCGGCACGGTGATTCTATGTCTCGCGCCATCATGCGGAAACCCTGCGCAGTTCATCGTGGGGCCGGGCAGCGGGACGGCATCAAACTACTCGGTCACCATTGGATCGGGCGTGACGGGGACCGTGAATATCACCGTGTTTGGCAGGACAGTATCCTAACAATGAGTGTCCCGATGAATCTCCGAATCGTACTCTTTGCCATTCTGTGCGTGTCCATCATGATCCTGTCCGGCGCGCAGCCGACCTCTACGGAATGGAACCAATTCCACAGCGAACACATGACGTTGGTTCAGCAGCAGGCGCAAGCGCTGGTGAGGATAGATGCTTTAGAGAAGGCCCTGGAGGAGCACGAAGCAACACAGTCCGCGTATCCCGCCACCTTGGCGCTGATCGAGTTCAAACTTGACGGAATCAAGTCGGTATTTCAGTGGTTTATCGGACTTCTGGCTGCTTTCATCATCGGCGGAGTAGGGTTCTTATGGAGACTTCTGAGCCACACCAGAACGATAAACGCGAAGTTAGACGTGGCGGCCGGCATCGCCGCAGAAAGAGACGCGAAGCACACGAATCGGGAGCGAGATATTCAACTTGGGCAGCACAATGACCGTTGAGTTTTCAGACAAAGTTCGCTTCCTGTTCGAGCCTCACCCGTACAAAATCCTCTATGGAGGGCGCGACGGCATCAAGTCCTGGTCCATGGCGCAAGCGCTTCTCATTATGGGCGCCCAGCACAAACTGCGCTGGCTCTGCGCGCGCGAAACTCAGCAGTCCATCGCGGAATCCGTGCATCACCTCCTGGAGGAGCAGATCAACCGCCTGCACCTGAACGCCTACTATCGCGTCGAGAAGGCGCGCATCGTGGGCACGTTCCTGCACAAGACGGGCATGTACGGGCGGGCCATGACGGAACCCGGATACTCCGAGTTCGTCTTCGCCGGCCTGCGGCACAACGTCAACCAGATCAAGTCCTTCGAGGCCCTAGATGGCGTCTGGGTGGAGGAAGCGGCCAACGTCTCGAAAAACTCCTGGGAAGTCGTGCTTCCCACGATCCGAAAAGAAGATTCGGAGATTTGGGCAGGATTCAACCCGGAGCTCGTCACAGACGACACGTACGTGCGCTGGGTTATAAACCCCCCGCCCGAGGCCGTCGTGGTGAAGACCAGCTACCTGGACAACCAGTGGCTCAGCGAGACCAGCCGAAATAAGATCGAGTACCTGAAGCAGACCGATCCGGAGAAGTTCGAGTTCATCTACGGCGGCAACCCAATTTCCACCGTGGAGGGCGCGATCTTCGGCAGTCAGATGAAGCAGGCCCAGACCGAGGGACGCATCGGAGTGGTGCCCTACGCCCGCGCGCATCCGGTCCACACCGTATGGGACCTCGGATTCGGCGACCCGACCAGCATTTGGTTCCTTCAGGTCTACGATGGCTGGTACAATTTCATCGACTACTTGCAGGGCGACCAGCTCGAGATTTCGGATTACGTGATACAGCTCCAGAACAAACAGTACGTCTACGGCACGGACTGGCTGCCCCACGATGGAGTGGACACGATCATCCACCACAAGCTGGCCGGAGGCGGAGACCGCTCGATGTCGATTGAGATGCTAATGCGCCAGGCCGGCCGGAAGCCGCGCATCGTGCCAAAGATGCTCATCACGGACCAGCTCAACGCCGCGCGCACGATCTTCCCTCAGTGCCGGTTCGACGAACGCAAGTGCGCCGATGGCATCCAGGCCCTGAAGCACTACCGTTGGCCGCCGCTGAGCGCCGATGGCGTGGCGCAACGAAAGCCCCTGCACGACGGCGCCAGCCATGCGAGCAGCGCGTTCTGCGGGGCCGCAGTGGCTGTGCGGCAGCCCAAGTTGCAGCCGCCCGCTCCGGAGCATCCGAAGATGCTCCCGCAGCCGCCGAGGATTTCGGGAGTTTATGCGCCGTTCGGATAGGAGAAATATGCCCTGGACACCCAAAGAGTTCGTGAGCCGCCACAATCACAGCCTCTCGCCCGCGCAGGGTGCCCAGGCGTCCAAGGTGGCGAACGCCATTCTGCGCGACACTGGCGACGAGGGCAAGGCTATTCGAATCGGAAATTGGCAGGCGAAACGCATGAAACGGAAAACCACCATTAGTGAGATGATGAAGGGGGAAAAGTAGATGGCAGAATCCGAAAAGCACGGTTCCATCAGCCTGCATGCGCACGGCGACGGGACTTTTCACACATTCAGCCCGTCGCGCAATGGAGACGGGATCGGTTACGGCCCCGAGCGAGAAACGGGCCGCGTGGAGCACAAGAGTATCGGCGCCGCGCTGATGCACATCGCCAAGAATCACGCGCCCAACGATCACGTCCACGTGGAGGGTCACGAAGACGGCTTCACCAGTCACTCAGTGCGCGAGGGTGGCCGTGTGCAGGGACCCCACGATCACAGGAACCTCCGCGAGTTGAAGCGCGCGATGTCCCAATTCTTCGACGAAGAGGGCGAGGAGGACTGACGTGGCAATGCCTCACATCAAGCCGTCCCACAAGGGCCTGCTCCACAAGGAGTTGGGCATCAAGGAAGACGAGCCAATCAGCGTCGGTGAACTGATGCGCGCGAAGTCGCGCGCGAAGAAAACCGGCAACACGAAGGAAGAGAAGCGCGTCGTATTTGCGGAAAACGCGCGCCACTGGAACCACCGATAGCGTCGGGGACGCTGAGCGACACCCCGGCAAGGAGACGAGGATCTATGGGTATAGCCTGCTCACGACCGGCGGAAACACCTACGTCAAGGTAATTACCGCGCAGAATGCCACCACCGCACAGGGAGTGGGCGCCAGCGCAGCGTCGAGCTAAACATGGGCCACTGCACCAAATGCGGAACGCCGATTTCCGCCAACAAGGTGCTTTGCCTGCGCTGCCGGGATGAACTCCTGGCAGCGCAGCGGATCGAGAACAAATACTGGAGGATGGATGGAACGGATATTCAAGTCTCAGGATACGGACGAACTGGTTTTTCGGGAAGACCCGAAGAAGGCCCCCGTGCCGACTCACATTTTGAAGATTTTCAAGTCCCAGAACTCGGAGATGCTGTTCCGCGCGGATGACGGAATCTGCATCGGCCAGCGCAAGAATGAAACGGTGATCTTCGGCGAAGAGCCGAATAAACGCAGTTCGCACGTCTTCATCGACGGCGCTAAGGCCGGCGCATGGCTGGAGGCGTACGCGCAGACCGACCTTCGGAATCGAAAGGTAATGGTGACCGTGCCCGCAGTTACGGTGAAGGCGGGAACGGTTTCCCCGAGCGAAGACACCATCGACATCCCCGCCGCCGCCGTGATCGACCGCCAGGACGCGGAGAGCATCATCCAGCTCGCTCCGGGCTGTATTGACCTACCCAAGTACGGAGCGAACCCGCTGAGGAACTGACGTGGCCAAGATCCCCAAGTCCGAGATGCCCGCTTATGTGCGGAGGTGCTTTCATCAATGGAAGACCGCGACGAAGCGCAACCGGGACGCCGGTAATCAATGCCTCCGGTTTTATGTCGGAGGGGATCTTCAGTGGCGCGACGATGAGTTGACCACGCGCCGAAATCAGCAACGCCCGTGGGTCACAATCAACCGGTGCAAGCCCGCGGTGGACCAGGTGGAGGGAGACATCCGCCTGAATCCGCCGGGGCCGCAGGTTCACCCGGTGGGCGGCGGGGCCGACGCGGACACCGCCGACATCAATGAGGGCCTGATTCGCGAGGTGGAGTACCGGTCCAACGCACGCACGGCCTACTCTACCGCCGGCAAGTACGTCGCGGCCAGCGGATACGCAGTCCTGGAGCTGGCCACAGAGTACGTCTCCGAATCCAGCTTCGCCCAACAACTCGTCATCAAGAGCGTCGAGGACCCGGAGATGGTGTTCTTCGACCCCACTGCGCGCCGGGCGAACCGTGAGGACGCTGGCTGGGCTGGCAAGCTCAAGATGTACTCGAAGTCGGAGTACATCGCTGCGTTTGGCAAGAACCGCGCCGTCCTGAAGGGGCGGCAGTTCCAGCGAGCCGCCGGCTGGATCCAGGACGCCATCGGGATCGAAGGAAACCTGGCCCAGATCAACGAGTGGACCGGCCCGGATGGGGAAGGCCCCTACTACGTCGCGGAGTTCTACTGCGTCGAGTCAGAACCGACCAAGCTGATCCTGTACTCGGATGGGATCTCGCGCTTCGAGGATGAAAAGGTTCCTGATGGCGTGGAACCCGCTCCCGACGCCGAGCCCAGCAAGCGCGAGCGCCGCATAATCACGAAGTACGTGGTGGATGCGTTAGAGGCGGCGGACGATACGGAGTGGCAGGACTCCGTGACTATCCCCCTGATTCCGGTCTTGGGTCCCGAGGTGTATATTGAGGGGAAGCTGCACCGCCTATCCCTTATCTCCGGCGCTATCGACCCCCAGCGCGCCTTGAACTACGTCGTCACCACCGGCACGGAACTGGTGGGCGCGATGCCCAAAAGCCCGTGGATTGGAGCGAAGGGGTCCTTCGATGATCCGCGCTGGCAGACGGCCAACTCGCAGATGTGGGCGTACCTCGAATACACCCCTGTATTCGTGACGGACGAAACCAACGGCCAGCAGCAACTCGCCCCGGCGCCGCAACGCAACCAGTGGGAAGCCCCGATTCAGTGGCTTCTCGCCCTGGCGACGTACTTTTCGGACAGTATCAAGGCCGTTACCTCGATTTTCGACCCCAGCCTCGGCGCGACGAAGGGCGACCAGAGCGGTCGCGCTATCGAGCAACTGCGCAGCGAGTCGTCTGTCGGAAACTACTCCTACACCGACAACTTGCACCGCGCCATCGGCATCATGTACTCCTCGATGCTGCGTATTTTCCCCAAGATCATGGATGGACCGCGCGCGGTGGCCATCGTGCGGCCGGACAGTCAGCATGAGATCGTCCAGATCAATCAGGAATTTCAGGGCGGTATCGACCCGAAGACGGGAAAGCCTGGCAAGGAGAACAACATCACCATGGGCCTCTATTCCTGCCGCGTGGTGGCCGGGCCGTCGTTCGAGACGCGCCAGGAGAACGCTATCGCCACCCTCACGGACTTCTTCAAGGTGGCCCCACAGGCGCTTGCGGCCCCCGGAGTGGCTTCGAAGTTCCTCCGCATGGTTGGCGAAGGCAATCCGCAAGTGGAGGGCATGGCGGACCTGCTGGAGCCCCAGGCGGATCAGCAGGGCGAACCGGCGCAGCTCGGCCAGCAGCTTCAGCAGGCCGCGCAGCAAAACCAGGCGCTCACGATGCTGGTCCAGAAAATGCAGCAGGCTCTGGCCGCCAAACTGCCCGAGATCGAGGCGAAGAAATGGGTGGCCGCAGTTCAGGCTATCGCCGGAATCCGCGAGGCCGAAATCAAGGCCGGAGTGGACCGCGCCGAGATGGACCTCAGCCACCTGGAAACCCTGACCGGATTTGCGCACGAAGCGGCCACCCAAGCGGCAGAGCATGAGCACGCGGCTACCATCCAGCAATCGCAGCAGCAGGCCGCCGCGGACTCGCAGCAGCGCGATCATGCGCACGCGGACCAATCCCAGGCGGCGGATCACGAAAACTCTAAGGACGCGGCAGAGCAGCAGGCCGCGCTACAACCTCAACAGCCCGAACCAACCGGAGAGCAACCGAACCAATGACCCCGACAGCCGAACTTGACGTGAAAGCGCATCTCGAACAGCGCAACTTAGCCGACCAGGCGCGCCGCGAGGGAAAGGAACCGCCGAAGCCCGCGGCCCCCGCCGAGGTAGCCGATGAGTCCTCCGCCGAGAAGCCCCATCAGGCGTCCCGCAGTGAGCGCCGCCTGCAAAACCGGCTCCGCGAGGAAATCGGAGAGCTTCGCGGGCGCCTGAGAGCCTACGAGGAACTGGGCATGCGCCCTGGCAGCGTGCCGCCGGCCGCCGTAGCCGCTCCCGTGACCGACCCAGAGCCGCAGCGCGGGAACTTCTCCAGCGATGCCGAATACAACCGCGCCTTGGGGCGCTGGGACGCGCGGCAAGAGGTAGCCAAGGCCACGGAGCGGGTGGAAACGAAACTCACGGAGCGCGAGCAGCAGGCCGCTGAGTTGGAGCAGCTTCGCGCCGACATCGCGGCCTCCGAGACCCAGGCCCAGGCGGATATCAAGGAGTTGTTCCCCGACTGGGAGCAGGTTTCAAAGGATGCGCTGGACGATCCGGACGCGCCGGAGTTCACTCCGGCCGAGCACCCGATGCTCATGATGATGATCGCGCGGAGCGACATGAAAGCGCGGGTGCTATACCACTTCGCCAAGAACCCGGACGCCCTGGAGACCATGCTGGGTATGACCAAGACGCCCGACCGGCAGATAGCCGCGTTCCACCGGCTTGAAGGCCGCGTCGAAAAGCTGTATGATAAACCCAAGGTCGCGCAAGCCGCTGGCAAGGGCCAGGAAGAACGCGCAACGCACCCCGCAGAGGCAAACGCCGGGCGGTCGAAGCAGAGCACGAGCGAAAGCGATGCTCGCAAGCCGAGGCCCTCTGCGGAGGTTTCCGCGCGAGGTGGAACGGCGGTTCCCGAAGAGCCCGCAGTCGGCTCTGCCGCATGGATGGCGGCGCGCAACGCTCGAACCGGCGGACGCTAAGCCCCCACACTCCGTAAAGGCGCTCTCGAAACTCAATCGAGGAGCCCTACATGCCGATCAATTCGGTACCGGTACGGCAGGAAGTCACCGCCGAAGTCATCCGCGTGCTCATGAACAATTGCTTCGCCCTGCGCAGCATTGGCAGAGAGCACGAGAAGTACTTCGAAGAGCGGGTGCCGATCGGTACGACCCTCCAAATCAAACGTCCGTGGCGGCCCAAGGGCCGGCAGGGGCAAGCCTTCCAACCGGAACCCATCGTGCAGACGACGGTTCCCCTGGTGATCTCATACTGGCGCGGTGGGGATTTCATCTACAACGACACCGACGAGGCGCTGTTCCTCGACATGGAGCGATTCCATGAAGACTACAGCCGCCCGCTCGGCATCATGATCGCAAACCAGATTGATGCCGACCTGTTGGCCTTCATGCAGGTGACGGCACCTAACTTTGTCGGCACTCCCGGCGCGATGCCGACGACCACCAGCGTCTACAACTCGGCGCAAACCAGCCTCAACAAGCTGCTGGCTCCGCAGCAAGACCGCACGGTGATCTTCACCAGCGATTACAATCAAAACCTCGTCGGCCAGAGCCAGACGCTGTTCAACCCGGCGCGCGACATATCCGATCAATACCTGGAGGGGTACGTCGGAAAGTACGCCGGCTTCCGCTTCGGCATCGACGAACAGATTCCGGCCTTCACGGTGGGCACCTACGCCGGAGCCGGGCGCGTCAACGGCGCTTCCCAGAGCGGCTCGAGCCTGCTCACTAACAACTGGACCAGCGGCAGCCTGGCCCTCAACCCCGGCGACCGCTTCACTATCGCGGGTGTCTACAAGGTGAACCCGTCCGGACTGCGGACCAGCTACTCCGGCGCGGCCAACCTGCTCCAGTTCGTCGTCACCCAGTCGGTCACCGACACGACCGGCTCGGCCACGATCAACTTCTACCCGGCGCTGATCCCGGCCGGCCAGTTCCAGAACGCATCGAACTCGCCCGCGGCCAATGCGGCGATCACAGTTCAGGGCGCCTCGGGCAGCTCCTGCAATACCGCCATCTACCTCCAGAAGGAAGCCTATACGGCGGCCTTCATCAAACTGCACAAGCCCAGCGACGTGCAGTGCGAGGTCATGGGCGGCGAGGAAGCCGGGACGCCGGGAATCTACATCCGGTCCATCCGGCAGTGGCAGAGTTCGGGCCCGTACGCGGGATACGAAACGGAGCGTATGGACACGATCTATGGCTTCGCTGCCCAATATTCGGACTACATGGCGGGGGTGATTTATGGCTAATCCCACTCAAACGACTCTCAGCGGCGCGATCACTATCAACCAGACGCAGTTCAACGTCGCCAGCAGCGCCAACCTCGCCAGCCCGACCAACGGGTTCATGCAGAAGATCTATGTTCTCGACCCCGGCGCCACCCGCGGAGAACTCATGACCGTCTCTGCCGTGCCCGCTTCCGGCGTAGTGCAGGTCTCGCGCCTCAGTGAGTTCAAGCAGCCCCACGTTTCCGGGGCCATCGTGCTCATCCAGGCCGTGGACCCATTGCTCGAACCGTGCTTCATCGCCTTCGACCCGAACACGGTTCCTCGCGTCACCCCGCCCCAGACGTTCCTCTTGGACATCATCAACGGGAACCAGTGGCTCTATTCGTCCGTAACGGGCACTTGGGTTCCGGGCTTCAACAACACCTCCGCCCCGCTGGCCTGCACGGCCGCCGTGGCTTCGGTGGCCGGCGTCATCACGCCCAGTGGCCCGCTGTTCCACGTCACCGGGACGAACGCCATCACGGGGTTCACCCGTCCGACCGGGTTCACCTCGGGAAGCATCACGACCATTCCCGACAACGCCTTCACTTGGACGACTGGGGATGGATCGCTCGCGGTGGGCGGTACTGCCGTAGTCGGCAAAGCCCTTACATTCACCTATGACTGGAACGCTGGCACCTGGCAGCCCAGCTACGTAGCGTAACCGTCAATCCTCCTTGGGGGCCGGCCTTCCGGCCCCGTTTTCATGGCCGTGGAGTACAGTATCAGACAGGAGAACCACGTGAAATTCGCCATCTTTTTTATCGCCGCCGCTTCCGCTTTCGCTCAGGCCCCCAATGGTTCGCTCATACCTGGATGGTCCTCGGGCGGTGGACCTCCCACCGGCGCAGCATCCGGCGCCCTCACGGGCAACTACCCCAGTCCCTCACTGACCACGGCAGGCGTCTCCGCCCCCCTGCAATGCCTCGACACCGGCGCGGTTAACGCGATCACCTGCACCCAGGCGGGCGTGACAGCTTACGCTGCCGGGCTCCAACTGACCGTTACCCCCTTGCATACAAATACCGGCGCAGCCACTTTGACCGTGAACTCGTTGGCGGCATTACCCGTACAGCGCAATGGCTCAGCGTTGACGGGTGGCGACTACCTGATCGGCCAGCCGGTCACAGTTATCTGCGGTTTGACGGCGTGCCAGATTGGGGGATCTGGTCCATGGACCGACGATGGGACTACGATCAGCGCGGCGGTGGGGAGGAGCGTAGCGGTGGGGAATAGCGTGCTCCAGAAAAGCGGCGCAAATCTCATATCCGCCGATCAGGCTACGCCAGCCACGCCCGCCGCCGGGACTACGGCATTTTATAGCAAGTCTGGCACCCTGTGCTCTATGAACCATGCGGGTGTGGAGTCCTGCGGCTTTGGGGGGAGCGGTTTAATTATCGGCGCTCCCATCGGAGGATCGCCCACGGCCAACGCGATTCTGTACGGAGACGCTTCTGGAAATCTCCAGAACGCCACTAACGTCATCCGTAGCGGGGCTGGTCAATTAACATTCGGAAGCTCTGCCGGGTCTCCTGGATCGAACATCCTCCAAGGCACCACGGCGACGGATTCTGCCTCGCTCGGTTCCGAACTCACCACCAGCGGGACGTGCAGCGGCACGGGTTGGACAGGCACGTTCCCGAATTACGTTGCGCCCGGTACGACAGCGCCGCTGACATGCACGGGATTTACGAGCGGCCAGTTTTACCAGACGGTGACGACGATTGGCGCAGGCGGGTCTGGTGCGGTGACGATTGCAATCGGGACGGCCCAAACTGCTAGTGGATCGAGCGGCACTGTGACGGCGGGGCTGAAGGCCGACGGGACGTCGCTAACCTACACTCCCGCTGCAACATACACCGGGACAATTGGTATCAGCGCGAAACTTATAACGCCGATTTCTACTTTCAGCGTTACGGGGAAAGATTCGACCGGCGCGGTGTCTGGAGTAGCGCTCTGGCAGAGTCTCGCATCGCTGCATAACAGCTTCTCGGGTGGGGGAGGATCGTACAACACCACGGGCAGCACCAACAGCGCACAGGGATTCAACGCCCTCTACAGCAACACCACGGGCTACTACAACAGCGCACTGGGAGTCCAGGCCCTCTACAGCAACACCACGGGCATCAACAACGGCGCACAGGGAGTCCAGGCCCTCTACAGCAACACCACGGGCAGCTACAACAGCGCACAGGGGGCCTCGGCCCTCTACTCCAACACCACGGGCAACTACAACAGCGCACAGGGAGTCTACGCCCTCTACAGCAACACCACGGGCAGCTACAACAGCGCACAGGGGGCCTCGGCCCTCTACTCCAACACCACGGGCTACTACAACAGCGCGCAGGGGGTCTACGCCCTCTACACCAACAC